AGTGTCATTGCCGAACTGAAAAAGAAAGGAGGAAATAATGGGACTGCACGAGGATTCAAGAATGCTGTATGATACCGAATGCGAGAAGCTGGTATTGGGCACTATCCTTTCAAAGGCCGGAGAGCTTGAAGAAGTCCGGGAAATATTAACGGCGGATTGTTTTTATAATAGCCGCCATAGGGATATTTACAAAGCTATTTTGTCGGTATGCGACAGGAGCGAAGAAGTAAGCATGATTTCCGTATTGCCGGAGCTTCAAAAATCCGGAACGGAAATAAGCCCTATTGAGTTGTCGGAAATATCCGGCCATATATCCGTGGATAGCCTGTACCAATACGCAGCACGTTTATACGACCTTTCCCGGCGTAGAATGTTCTGGAAAATCGGTCAGTACCTCATCAAGGCCGGGACGGAGGAAAGCGAGGATATAGCCGACGTATTGACCCATGCAAAGAGCAAATTGGATTCTGTTTTTGAAGATTCAATGAGTGAAATATACAAAGTCCGAGATACCATAAGCCAGCTTTACGAGCAAATCAACAAGAACAGCAGAAACGACCACGGGATAACGGGAGATAAGACGGGGTTCTATCAGCTCGACGATAAAGGAGGGCTTCAAGGTTCCGACCTCATCATAATAGCGGGCGAGACCTCGCAAGGAAAAACCTCACTTGCTACATCGATAGCTTTACACGCTTCTGTTTCGGGTGGCAGAGTCGCTTTCTATTCGCTTGAAATGACAAAGTTACAGCTAACCGCCCGCCTCGCAGCAATGGAAAGCGGAGTACCCTCTACCCGGATATTATACGGCAAGTTGTCAAACGAACAAATAACCGCTGTCGATCGAGGGGTGTCTAAATTCATGAACGCAGAATTATATTTTGACGACAGAAGCAACAGCAACATAGACGCCATAATCAGCTCTATACGGTCGATGAGGCGCAAATACAACATTACCGGAGCCGTAATAGATTATATCCAGATTCTCAATGTCAACATGAAGGGAGCCAACAAGGAGCAGCAAATGGGCGATGTGTCGAGAAGGCTTAAAAATCTGGCAAAGGATTTAGGGATTTGGATAATAGCCTTATCGCAGTTGAGCCGGGACAGGGTAAACCCCATACCGACGATACACCGTTTGAGAGACAGCGGCCAAATAGCCGAGGCGGCGGACTCCGTTATTCTCGTTTACCGTCCGGAGTTGAACGAAACGACCCCAAAGATATACCCGGATCCCTATTCCGATATAGACCCCAAAGGCACGGCGATGATAGACGTTTGCAAGGGTAGGAACACGGGAATAATGAAATTTATAGTCGGCTTTGACAGCCAAACCACAAAATTTTATCCTTTGTCGGAAATGCCGATGTTGGCAAACGGCAAAGAGGACAATTTGCCGTGGTAATCAGTTGAGGCAAAATAAGGCGATTTAAGAGCGTTTCTTTCTTGGTTGGTATAATTTATCGTTTTCAAGGAGAAACCCCCGCAAATCGAAAATAAATAAGCGAGAGACATTTGTGATATAATTAAATATTCAAGCTATGGAAGTCATAAAAGAAGATTGCAATTACCGGATTGTCGTTAAGCATATTTGCGGCTATCCGATAACGTTCCGGCACTGGAAACCGGGCAATGTGGTTGAAATTAAGGTCGACGACAATTTCGCCCAAGCAAACGGTTACCGATCCGTTACACATTTCCTTGAAAATATACAAGGGTTTAAGCAATATTTAGCCCGGATAGGCCGAGTCCCGGAATGGGTTATAGTAAGCCCGGAAGGAAAATTTTATTTTAGAGACATAAGCATGTTAAATTAACTAACCAAATAAATAAAGAAATGAGTAATAACAAAGAAATTCTTATCGGAGTAAAAATCCAAGTGAACAACGAGAAGGCAATACGGAAGATTGTCGAGAGTCAGAAACAAATCGACGAGCTCAAAAAAAAGCAGACGGAATTAACCGAGGCTTTCAAGGAGGGAGCGATTAGCGAGGAGGAATATAGAAAGGGAATGGAGGAATACCGTACCCAAATCGAGCAAAGCGCATTCAAAGTGCGAGCCCTGCGGAAAGAGATACAAAATAACCTCCGAATCGAGGAGGAGCAAAAAGGGTCTTTGAAACAGTTGCGGGCAGCCCTCTCTAACCTTACGGCCGAGTACGACCGATTGAGCCAAGCCGAGCGGGAAGCCACCAAAGGCAAGAGGCTTGAAGATAAGATAAACGGTGTAACCAAAGCGTTGAAAGGAGCGGAGGAGGAAACCGGACGATATTACAGGAACGTCGGCAATTATGACAATGCCATAAAGGAGGCTATCGGCTTAAATTCCGACTTTGCCAAAACCCTGTTTGAGATAGCGGAAGGCGGCACGGGGGCGACGACGAAGATAAAAGCCTTTGGCAAGACCCTTTTATCCCTCATCAAGAGCCCCTCGTTTATGGCAGTCGCCGGCATTGTCGGTGTCGGCTCGGCCTTCAAATGGTGGTATGACTATAACGCCGGACTGGTGGAGGCAACCCGGTTGACAAAGCAGTTGACGGGTTTGTCGGGGAACGAGCTAAAACAGTTCAGAAACGAGGTACAAGCCATATCGGACACATTCGGGAAAGATTTCCGGGAGACACTGAACACGGCCAACGCCTTGACGAGGCAGTTCGGCATATCTACCGATGAGGCTGTTTCCTTGCTGAAAGAAGGGCTTATCTCCGGTGCGGACGTATCGGGAGAGTTTTTGCAAAACGTCCGAGAATACTCGACGTTCTTCAAAGAGGCCGGATTGAATGCCGATGAATTTATCGCCATAGTCAGCCAGACGAACAAAGACGGCCTGTTTTCCGACAAGGGTATCGACGCAATCAAGGAGGCGACGATCCGATTGCGGGAAATGACGACCGCCACGTCAACGGCGTTGGAAAATATAGGCTTAGACTCGAAGCAGGTACAAAAGGAGCTTATAAGCGGAAGCAAAACGATATTCGATGTTATCCGGGAAATATCGGCCAGACTCGGAGAACTTCCGGAAAACTCCGCCGCCGTGGGAGCTGCGATAGCCGACATTTTCGGAGGAGCGGGAGAGGATGCCGGGCTCCAATATCTGAAAACCTTGAAGGACATAGATACGAGCATGCAAACCGTGATGAAAAAATCGGGCGAGCTCGGAGATTTGCAGAGGGCACGAATAGATTCTGAAATAGAGCTTCAAAACGCCATATCGGAATTTGCAGACATAACCGGGGGCACGTTCGAGGCGTTGCAAACCAAGATAAAAACGGGTTGGAATGCGACCATGACGGACATAGTTAAAACGATAAACTCCCAGATAAAGAGGGTAAAGGGAATGTTCGATTTTGTCGGGGGGCTCATGGACGGACTTAAAGGCAAGCCGACGTTTACCATTCAAGAGCCAAAGGAGGAGATTCTCAACGATACCGACCCGAACCGTTTAACACCCGAACAGAAGGCGGCTTTGGAAGAAGAAGCCCGTAAAGAGAGGGAAGAAAACGAGAAAAGAATGAAGTTGTTACAGGAACGCCAGAAGAAGGAAATAACCGCCTTGCGAGCCCTCAGAGACGCAGAGAACTCGCTCATCGAGGACAGTGCGGAAAAGCAGCGAGCCGCCATAAACGCAAGCTATGACGACCAAATCGAGGACTTGAAAAGATACCTTGAAACCGAAAAAAATTTGACCCCCAAAGCCAAATCCGCCGTAAACGAGACTATCGACCGACTGAATAAAAAGCGTACCGCCGACCTCGCTAAGGTGAATGAAAAAGAGATGAGGAACCAGTTGCAGCAAGAGTCCGACTACATACGGCAGAAACTCGAACTTGCCACGGAAGGCGATTATCAAGAGTACGATTTGAAAGCCAAGTTGCTCAAAAAGGAAATGGAGATAGAGCTATCCAATACCGAGCTTACAGCCGAGCAGAAAAAGCTAATCGAGGCTCGTTATCAAAAGAAGCTCGACGAAATGACATCGGAGCATGAGCGGGAAAAACAGGAGAAAGCCATGAAAGCATTTGAACTCGAACTGTCCAACAGGTTAGCAGAAGCCAAGATAGCCGGAGAAGATGAGCTGCAAGTCGAGCTTGAAAATGCCAAGAAACGGCTTGACACCTTACAGCAGTTAGAGGGAGAAAGCGATGCCGAGTTCAAAGCCCGCCAACTTGAAGCCCAGCAGGAATATTTGGATGCCAAAGAGGAACTTGCCCAGAGGGAAATAGAAATAGAACAGGCGAAACTGGATGCGGCTTCACAGATTACGGGAGCTCTATCGGGGTTATTTGAGCAGCTTGGAGAGAGCAACAAGGCGTTTTTGATATTGTCAAAGACATTAGCCCTCGCCGAAATAGCCATAGAAACAGGAAAGGCAATCGCCAAACTGACATCGGCAAACGCATGGAAAGGAATAGCCGGGATAGCAGAGTCAGCAGCCGGGATTGTTCAAATTATCTCCAATATGACAACCGCGATAGGAATTATAAACTCGGCCAAGTTTGCCAAAGGCGGCCTTGTAGAAGGATCCGGCACGGGAACAAGCGACAGCATACCCGCCATGTTGTCTAACGGAGAGAGCGTTATGACGGCGAGAGCGACCTCCATGTTCGCCCCGATATTGTCGTACATGAATCAAGCGGGCGGAGGTGTGCCTATTGTGGTGGAAAAGGGCAGCCAAGCAATGGGCGAGGATATGATTGCGAGGGCTGTCGCCAAAGGAGTAAAAGGGATTCAACCGGTCGTTTCCGTAACGGAGATTAACAAGGTTGGCTCACAGGTTAATGTGGTAGAGAATTTGGGCGACCGGTAGAGCGTAAAAATAAGCCGATTTAAGAGCGTTTCTTTGTCTTGGCGGTAAATCTGCACGGGAACAAAGAAACGCTCTCAAACGGGCTAAAAGGCATATAAGGCAATGTTAAATTTAATAACAAGGATATGAAAGAAGAACTATATATCAAGGGTGAAAGAGTCGATTTGAGAGACGATGAGATAACACTCAATTTCAAGAGTAATTTGTTGGGGGACATTTCCAAGATAACAGCCTCGAACAGTTATACGATAACCCTACCGAGGACGGATAAGAATATACGGCTGTTGGAATTTCCCGATGTTGCCGGGCATGAGAGCTACATGATGAGGGACTATTTCAATGCGGAGTATTACAGGAATGGGGTAAAGCTGTTCGACGCAAAAGCCGTTCTTATATCGTGTAGCGAAGACGGCTTTAATGTGGCCTTGACTTGGGGAATGAGTGAGAAATTTATTCAGCTCATGAACGATGATAAAAGCATACAGGAGTTTGCCGATATGGCTTTGCCGTGGAACAGCTCTACGACCTACGACAACGGACTGGTTGACGGTCAACTGTCACACGGTTATATCCGTCATAATACGGGTATAGATGTAGATTCCAACCGGGACAAGATATTTATACACCCGTCGGTCAATTGCATGAGGCTGTTGGAAGAAATAGCCTCATATTACGGTCTTACAATGGATTGGGGAAGCTATAAGCAATATATAGAACTGTTGTACTTGCCCCTCATCTCCCAGAAAGCAAACCCCAAATACAACTGGTTTGAAGCGGAAATAACAGGAATTGACGAAGATACACAAGGGGTTCAGTTGAGGCAAGTAAATGCGATTCAGAATATACGGATTATCACGGGTAACGATTGGAATGATATATTTATTCGCAATACGAGTAACTGGAAAGATTGGGAGATGGATTTGTGTATATCGACGACCGCCCCTGCCGGTAAAAATGCGGTTGAAGTCATGATTTTTAATTCAACTCATGTTTTGGGTATATATTACCTTAAAGCCGATGAACTGGGCGTTTGCAGACATAAAGGCAGTATGCCTTTCAGATTGGAAGGATATAGCGATATTACGATACAAATAACTTCGATTTATAGATTAGGGACAATCAAAAGCTATGTGAAGATAACCGACCCGGATATAACCGAAGATGTTGCTTATGGAGGTGTTTACCCGATCGGCTCTAACCTGCCGGATATATCGGTAGTCGATTTCATAAAGCAAATATGCTGGCTATTCGGCTTGTTCGCCATAAAAAGCGATACCGGTGTCTCTTTCATATCCGTAAACAAGATAATAGACAATAAAAATAAGGCGGTCGATTGGAGCAAGAAATTAGTCCCGACAGGGTGGACGGCCAAAGAGACCTCGTACACGTTTGGGGACTTTGCACAGAAGAACTATTTCCGTTACGAGGAGAACGAGAACGCCAAGAGTGCAGACGGCTATATGGTTGTGCAAAATAAGACTCTCGACTATGAAAAAGACTTATTGAAACTCCCTTATACTGCCGGGGGTGACAATGGGGACATGAGGGCTGTTCCATATTTCAAATGGAGCGACGACGGTACGATCGTGGAGCTTGAAGATTGCGGAGACAGGATTATGCAGCTTGTAATCTCTTTTGACAGTCAAGGCAAGGAGGATGCCCGGTTGGACTTTTCAGACCTTAAATTTCAAAACCGGGTATCACGTTTCGGTCTATCTTCTTATCAAGACCTCATAAAGTTGCCATTTGTGATTAAGGACACATTCAGGCTTACTGAGATAGATTTGAAAAACCTCGATTACACGATACCTGTATATATAGAGCGATATGCTGCATTTTTCGCTATTATATCTATAAAGTCGCAAGGTGATTATTCAGAGTGTGAATTACTTAAATTATTATGAAT